TAAAGTCGGTTGTCGGTACTAGTAACCCAGTCACAAAAACTCTGCCAGTTAGATGGTTTTGTTAATGTTACTGTAGTTGCCATTTAAAAAATGCCAGGAATTATTTGTCCAGTTATTATGTATGAACCAAGGGCGGCAACGAAACCAAGCATTGCTAGTTGTCCGTTTACACGTTCAGCGTTATCAAAATAGTTAACATCAAGAACCTGGACTTGTGGTTCTGTTGCAAATCTATTTTGGCGTCCGCCCTGTTCAGTTGTAGTTGTCATTAAATAAAAAGATAAGAGTGCGTTTGGGAGAGGACGATCTTTCGGGTCTCCGCTACATACCTTTCATAGCTCTCTCTGTAGCTTCTTTTCTTGCTTTTAATTTAGCTGCTAGTCCAACATGACTAGGAATTTGTTTCTTCTTTTTCTTTTTCTTCTTGTCCTTATCTAAATAGTCAGGACCGTGAGTATAATGTGAAGGCATTAGGTTGACTCCGCACCAGCTACAGTGCCGTCAGTAGTATTACCTACTACCTTACTACACTGTGCTACTTGTGCAGCCTTGGTACCGTTGTCGTTATAAGGTATGAACCAACGGTCACCAGTTGCATTGACTTTGTATTTTACCACCATGGCATCATTACGTGCCGATGGATCATAAGCTTTTGACATAATTAAAATTGTACGTTAGAACGTTCTAGTTTATCGTATAAATCTTGACGATATGCAGGGTCTCTATCATAACGAGGGTCGTTCATAGCTGCTACGACTTCAGCTTGACTGCGGAATCCATCCACTGCTCTAGCTGCTTTGCCTGTTAGCATACGTCCTTCATATCCTTCTTGAGCTTCATACTCTGCTCTTAATCCAGCCACTGCTATTTGAATTGATGTAGCATTACCTCTATCAATGATGTCATTGAAGGCATCTAATTTAGAATCATCTAAGTTTTCAGATGCCCAACTAGTAAGGCGTCCATATTCTGCTTCACCTCCAGCTGAGTTATAAACTGTGTTCATCTCAGCGTCAGTTAAATCAGGGGAATAACCACCTGAATCTACATCTGGGTTCTGTTCTTTGATAGCCATGTATGCATTCACAAGATCTGAACTAGACATCTCAGTAAACTTATCCATAGTTTCCTGTGATAATTGTCCTTCATTTTCAAAGTATTCTTGTGATGCATCTGTTATCAATTGAGCACCAGCTACAGTAGCTTCATCATACTCAACCTCATCTTCATCTAAGGTAGTATCTTCTACCTCATCATCATCATTAGAGCCAAGCTTCTTTTGTAGTGCAAGGTATGCTTGTTCTAGTTCTTCAGCATTCTCATACTTACCAGCTAGTAATTCATTCTCCTGCTCACCTAATCTATCAGCGGCTTCTAACGCTTCTTGCTCTGCCTCATTAAATTCTGGAGCATCAGCTGGGGTGGGATCATACGTTAGTTTTTCCGTCATCTTTTACTCCTTTAGCGGTGGTTACTTTTAAGTTGCCTAAGCCAACTGTTGTTACAAACTCAGGGTCAGCACCTATTAAAGGTTTAGCTGCTACCTGTGTTGGCTTGGCTATTTCATTTTCATCTACCAATGGTTCAGGTTTACTGACCTTGGGGAGGGGTTTCTTCCGCACCTTGGTCGGGCGGCTCGCCTTGGTTGTTGCCATTTAATTGATCGTATCCGTCTTTTAACATTTGTTGCATACCCTCATTCTTACTTGGGTCCATCATTGGAGTACCAGCTAACTGACCAGCTTGCTTCAATAACATTTGCTGTTGCATTTGTTGCTGTTGTTGTTGCTGTTCTTGAGCCATAGTCTCAGGTGTCTTAATTAAATTAAGAGCATCTATACCTTGAGAAGCTGCGAGTCTTTTAACATACTCAGCTGGATCAAGGAACTTAGCCATGATCTCTGGTCCCATAGTTTGAGCGAGAGTCTGTGCGAATTGTACTAAACTTTGTTGATCTTGTCCTCTACCAAGAGCATTAACACCTGCTATAATCTCTGGACGTACCAGATCTTTAGGAATCTTAGGAAGTTCCTTATTACGTTGCAAGATATGTAATGTTCTATTAAGATAAGGTACTAAGAACTCAACTGTGAGCAAACTGAAGAGTCCACCTAGCTGTTGTTCCAATTCCATCTGCGTGAGGCGTACCTCTTCCGCAGTAGTCCTTTCACTTTGTCTGACTTGTAGTACAAGGAAAGCTTCATTGATTCGCTTCTCCAGATTTATCATCTGTTCTTGTGCTGTTCTAAAGTCAGCCGTCTTGCCTACCTGTACAACACCTACATCATCAGGTCTACCCTGAACGATTGCACCGTTGCCAGCATCGGCTATAGTCTTTGGTTTTGTTGTTGATGATGGTGACACAAGGAAGACTACCTTACTAGCCGCTGCAGACCCTTCTACGAGTGCCTGAGACAGTCCTTCTAGGGATCTTATATCCCCAAGGAATTCTTCTACCCTACCCCGTCCGTAATCTTCTCCGTCTACAGTATTGAATCTCAATACTAACCAGGGAGAAGTATTCTTAGGAGCAGTGCTGCGACTGCCAGGTATTATTCTATCGAATGCTTCTTGATGCCATATCCATCTACCATTGTCATCGAGTCGGACGTAGGTATACACCTCAACGTCTTGATCATCAGATCCTGTCTTGTAACCATCATCCCCTGGGGAATTAGGTAAAGCTTCTGGCAGATCTATACCGAGAATCTTACGACTGATTAGTTCCTTTGTTACGATCTCACAAACGTTCCCGTTACCATCACGATTAACTACGTAACGATTGAGGGGAAAGTTTTTTAGACCTTCTTTGCCCATGAATACTAATGCATTACCAGAGACAACTAGATGTTTTAATGCTTGATGCACTACAACTCTGTCACTAGACGCACTAATGTATTCCATAACCATCCTTTCCATCTTAGCAAAGGATAAATCTAATTCACTTCTTATTTCAGGTGGGAACTCTACACCAAGTTTCTCGTCTCTAATCTGTAGCTTAAAGAAGCTAGTCTGTGGTGGTAACAGTGCTAACATTAGCTTTGCTGCTAAGTTAACTACACATTTACTACCTACTGATTGCCATGGAGTATGTAACTTCTGGTGTGTTGGTCGAGAACTTAGATCTTCTTGTATTAAATAAGGCAGTGTTAATCTAGAACACTCAACTGCGGTATCAAGGAACTGTGATCTACCTCTAGTTAGTTGGGTGTATCTATCACGTGCTTTCATTAGTATGCTATGTCAGTTTTATCAGATTGTATTTTTAATTTTTTCTTTTGGTCCGCCGTCGCATCCTCTAACCTGTTAGCTTGTTGTTGATCTCTTGGGTTAATATTTTCAACAGTTTGATTGTTAAACTTATCATCAGGAGATGGTGCTCCAGGTTCTATTGGTGGTGGTGGTTTGGGGGGTTCATAATTATACCCTCCTCCTCCTCCTAAACACATAATAAGTACTCCTTACACATTAACCCCACCTGGAGGTGCGGATGGTACGCTCTTAGGATCAATAGCTCCAAGCTGTTTAACCCCTTCTTTAGTTTTCTTAATTTCTAATGCTTTCTTCTTCTTAGTTGAAAGCTTCTCGTCATCACCTACTTCTTCTTTAATTCTTTCAGGTGATACCATTTCAGGTGGCGGAGCAGCTGCCTTCATTGTAGGCGCTGGTGCCTGTGGTTTTGGTGGTGGTGGCATCTTTGGTCCACCAAATAGATTTCCTACACACATAATTTTTTTTGTTAAATATTTAATCCAGACTTATCGCCTGATGAAGTTGGTAATGATTTATCGGATATTGCTTTAAGTTTCTTAGTACCTTGCTTAACACTAGAAACAGCACCAGCTTTCTTTTTATACTTCTGCTTTCTGACATTATCATGCATAGTACTATCACTCTTTATAGAGTAATCCTCACCTGGATCAGAATCATCTTGAGCAATGGGAGCTGAACGTTGAAGTCTAGGATAGGATGACAGTCTTTTCGCTCTTAACTGTTTCCTTTTAGCACCTGCAGCATGTGAAAAGATGTAACCGAACATACCTTGTTTTCCAAAACCAAATGGATTACCAGCTGGTCGTCCTTCTTTAATAACAAGATTACCTTCTTTATCTTTTATACCTTGACCACCATACAACCAGTTATCATGCTTCTGTTGCTCAGTTAATTCACCACCTTCAGGCGCTTCATGCATTTCATAACCTGGTAATGGATCTATTTGACCCCAAGCATCTTGGTATAAAGATGTACCAATCGCACACATTATTCATCATCCTCCACTATTCTTTTTATGTATTCTACCACGCTGGCTTGACCAGCACGGTACATGATCGATTCAATCGATTCTTTTGGGTGAACAGGTTGCCATTTAAAATGGTCCTCCACCTTCTCTAGTAACTCTTTCACACGTTCGTTGTGTAACTTAAGCGTACTGAGGGAGATTTCTGTTGTCATGTTCAAAAAATGCTGGCATTCTAGCAGCTTTTGTAGAATTTAATTGAGGTGCCTTGCCCTCATACATCAAACGATCACTTGAATCCAGCCAAAAATTTTTGTCCAAATATTTATCGGTAGTATTTATACCTAGTGGTTCTAATACCCAATTAATGGTGGCTTTCCTAAGTTTATCCAAAGAAGGAGAAGGAGATAGACCCAACTCATGACATACAAGAGTATTCGCTCCGACATGGATCTGCTCGTCCCTGGAGATATCGGCAGATACAGTGCGAAGAGCAGGATCCCCATTAAACCTAAAGAAAGGGAGTAAAACGAAGAAGATGGCTCGTTCTGCGACCAGAGCTTTGGTAATTGTATGGTCAGGGTGTGCAATCCATGCATCTCTTAATTTAAGTGCTTCATTTTCTGCTTTTTCATCTACGCCCAAGGCATCTACAATATAACCGAGGGCGCGATCATGTCTTTCTTCGTCTTTAACATTATCTATTAATAATTCTCTAGCATTATCGGGAACAGTCTTTTCAAGACCTTCCTGAATGAAGGTACCAACTGGTAACTCCATATGACGTATTGCGAGAGCACGTCTGATGGTGGCTTCAGAACCTTCACGTAATTTACCCGCTGTTGTTGGTACTGGGGACCATTTACGTTTACGTTGTAGTAATTTCTCATAAGGATGTTGTCTCATTATTCTTGACAGTCACAGGTTATAGGCTCGTTTCCGAGAATGTCCTGTAAGTAATCATCGACGTCACTTTGATCTAATGCTGCATACGCATCTGTCTTATCTTGTGTATCGCCCATCACTTGCAGGGAGTAGTATAAGGAGGTTTGGGGTGATAACAACCACTCTTCCACGAAGTTTCTGTCATATGTAATGACATCACTCCAGCTATTAAATGAATAGCCGTGAAGAAGTCCTGTATTGTCGAGCATTATCATAATATTGTCTGCTACACGCTTATATGCGTCCCATCCAACTTCTGAAGCGATCTCAACTTCGCCATATTCATATTTCTGTACTCCAAAAGTTGCACTATCTCTGTCCACAGAGCGTGCTATTGGAGGTGCTATTTCAGGGGTACTTGTATACCCATCTAAATCCTTACTCCTATATGAGCAAGATGCGGTAGGAGCTATAGCAAAAGCTCTATCCATGTTATTATGACGTGCTATATAAGCAGCGCCTTCTATAGCTTCTTTTAATTGCCAAGCTATATCATGTGCTTCCTTGTTAGTTACAGGTAATTTAGAATTAATTTCTTCTAGAGCTATACCAAACTCATCATATGTTAATCCATGTCGTCTGAGAAAGTTGGATAAGCCAAGCATTCCGAGTCCGACTTGCCTATCTTCGTCCGGGGGTAGGTATTCTCCAGTCCCTCCAACACCTGTTCTGCCATGAAGATCGCACAGCTCGGACATACCTCTAGCGAAAGCCTTTTTGAGATCCCGTGCGTCACAGGCAGCGAGATTGACATGTTGGAGCAAGCATGTTCCACGTGACGGCAAGTAAACCTCAAGACACACGTTTCCGAAGATCCTTTGTCCATTTTTATCATATTTTATTTTGTTAAGCCAGATGTCCCCACGCTTGATTCCTTCAAGGATGGCGTCTTGAGTTCTTGCATCTGTTTGATTCCAGAGTCTTGCATCAAGGTCGATGCATCTTTTAATCCAGGGAAGTTCGGAACGGGGAGTTTGCACGAACTCAATAATATCGGGGTGATTAATATCCAAATGGGCAACAATTGCGCCATTCTTATAGACCCCGCCACGTCTGAGTGTTTCATTTAATGCTGAGTAGATTTTTGCGAATGATACTGGACCACTGGCTGTTAAGCCTTTACCGTTCTCGTTACCTCTAGGTCTGAGTTTCGATAGGTGTATGGCACACCCTGCTCCATAACGTAGAGCATGACTAGCAAATCTCCAGCTCGCCTCAATGCCTTCTGGACCCTCCATGGAGTCCTCAACGACAAATACAGTACAGCTCACTGGAAGTCTTGATTCTGGGTTATCCAACCATGATTGGACCCGACCAGTGCGGGAGATAAATTCTGCGGTCATTTTAAAATAAGTCTTCTAAATGTGGTGGTTTGTAATTCGGTCCTTTTAGAACTTTACCGTCTTCTCTATATATCGGATGTCCATCGTCTCCTAACTTAGACATATTACTTTTATGTACTCTATCTAATGCTTCATCTAAGAACCAACCCATACTCTCAGCGTACTGATAGCATACATAAACTAAATCAGCTAGTTCTTTTAATGCATGTTCTTGATGGTTCTTACCGTGCATGAATAAGAAACCTTCGGCTTCAAGGAATTCTTTGAACTCCTCAACAATCAGACTTTTCTGATATGATCTCTTGGAGCGATCCGTCCCGTTCTGTAGGTTGTACTTCGATCGGAATTCCTTCGCCTGATCGGATAGAAATGTTTTCTTCATGGTGGAGTTCGTTTTCTAAATAGTGGATTGCTTTTTCTAAATCTTCTATTTTACTATTCTTGTAACCTGCTCTGCAGATATACTTAATAGCATTACCGAGGTGGAAGTTTAGTTCTTGTTCTCTAATAAAATCCCAAACATCGCCGGAACCTCGTTTATAGTAGGTTGGACCTTTGGCCATTTTTCAACTAAATTTATAAGTGAATTAGCTAATACAAAGTTTTGTTTTTGTAAGGCTAAAAATACGGTTACAATATCTTCTTTTCTAACTTCATCATTACTTAATTTATCCTCAAGTAGTCTCATTTTTAGATCCTGCTCCATCGTCAACTTTGTAATCGGAGGCGGGGGACCATAATTTAGGTTCTTTTCTTTGGAAGTCATAGTCATCAACGGTAAGAATTTTTGCCAGTCGAGCATTTAATAATGCGTCTTCCTCAGTTAATCCTTTATCTGTAAAGGCTTTAACTACTGTTTTCCAAGAGCAACCGTGTTCTTTAAAGAGAGCTTCTGCTCTTTTAATACCAATTCCTGGTATACCACTGTAGCCATCTGTCTGATCACCTGCCATAGCTTGTGTTAAGTGCCACTTCGCACCTTCCTCAGGTGTTATTGTGAATACTTCTTCAAAGTTATATAGTTGACCAGGTATTTGTTTCATATCCTTATCAGGAGAAACAATCATATTACCTGGGTATTTGGTAGCATATATACCCATGGTATCGTCTCCTTCTAATGTAGGTTTAACGATAACCTTATACTCTTCTTTAAGAGCTTTGATAATACGCTTGTAGCCACAAGGTTTCTTACGATTACGGTGTCCTTTATACTCAGGTAGAATTTTCTTTCTGAAATTTGTACTGTCAGAAAAGAACAATATCATAGAAGAGAATGACCCAAACTTGTTCTTAAGCTTGGTAAGTTCTCGCTGTGTCGCATTGTATGCATCACTAAAGTTAGAAGTGACAAGGATAACATCATCACCAAAGTCAACTTCAGTCTCCGCTGCAGCACAGGACTTATATACGATAAAGTCTGCATCGATTAATAATTTCATATGTTAATGGGTGTCTGCCCACGTCAAGCCATCTTTAGCTTCGGCTGCAATGGGACATCTTAAGTTATAATACTCCCCAGCTTGGGTAGCAGATAACTCTAGAAGGAACTTTAGATCTTTTACATCTTTTTCCTCCGCTTCAAATTGTAATTCATCATGTATGAATGCAAGTTGTCTAGCAGTTTTTGGTAAATTTTCATGTGTTAATACCATCCACCTCTTCGCGATAATCGCTGACGATCCTTGGATGAGGTAATTGACTGACTTATGTTTCGAGTCCACGAGGATCTTTCTTTTATCCAATCCCCGTACATAACCCTTCTCACTAGCTTTGTGTACAGCTTCCAAGAGTTGTTTAAGACCTGGGATGGCAGCGACATAAGCTTTGCGGATTTCCTTGCCTTTTTTCTTCGCCTCGTTCTCGGAAAGTAATGAGTCATAGCTATAACCTAATTTTTGATCTCCGCCTCCATAAAGAAAGCAGTATGTGATTGTCTTCACTTGTCTACGGGAAACCCCAATTTTGTCAGCATTTTCTTGGTGTATGTCTCCTTCGATAAGCACTCTAGCGTATCGCCCGTCATCATATCTGCCGAGATAGTGAGCAAGCATACGTAACTCAATACCGCTAAGGTCAGCAGCAACCATTCGCATACCTGGACTAGCAGTGAATAAACGTCTAAATCTTTCATCACTTGGAACCTGCCCAAGATTCGGAGATCTATGGGCGCATCTAAAAGTTTGTGTTGCGGTGGAGCAATGGTGGTGAATTCTAGACTTCGTACATAGCTTCTGCCATGCGTTGACGCCTTCGGATATCATCCCTAACTTTTTTGTCAGATCCAGTAGTGTCAAGAACTGAAGAGCAATATCCGTCCCAAGTTCTTTTAATACGGTCTCGTCTATAACCGCCTTCCCTGAGGCAGTCAGCGATTTGGGAGTCCAGCCATAGTGTGTTTGTAAGATCCACGATATATGATCCCTTGATGTAGGGTTAAGTTCTTTTAATTTTGTTAGGGTTGCTCCTTCAACGTATCCTGATCTTGCATTAGTTCGTTTAGGAGTAAATTCTGATCCTTTAACGAAAGGATGCCTGTTTCGTAGTAGCTGCGTAGTCTCTTCATATTCTCTTCTGAGAGTTGATTCAAGTTCCCGTGCAGCTCTCTCATCAAAATACCATCCATAAATCTCCTGTTCTGTAAGTATTTGTGCTACCTGATGCTCGAATGTTATCCAGTCAGGTATGGTAGGAAATGCTTCCATAGTTTGGCGGTAACGTTAACATCTTGGACGCAATAATCTTCCATCTCTTGACTCCATTGTTTCCAGTCAGTAGTCTTAGCAAAGTTTCCTTTGTATTCACCTAACCTATAACCATAGGACTCAAGGGAGTGGCGTCCGTATAATTGTAATGGCATATGTTTCCAGTTTCTATTCTTATCTATATCGAATAAATTCGGATGATATAACCTAGATAGAATGAGAGTATCAATAACAACACCAATGGGATTAAAGAAAGGATAGAGGCGCTTGATGATAGGGAGATCAAAAGCCACGATATTATGCCCAATAAGATAATCAGCCATTTCGAGGTGTTGGACTGCTCTAACCACAGGTTCAGACATCCCTTTCCCAGGGCATTCATCATTGAAGCTATGTGTTTTACCGTTGTCATAATTCAGTACTGCACAGTGGATATGGGTAGCATCATTTAATAGACCATTAGTTTCTAGATCGAATATTACTGGACCTATTCCAGTGAAAGGTTTTGTCTTTAAATTTGGCACGTTTAACTGCCTCTTCTGTAGGTGGGTTAGGTCTAATTAATTGCTTATTTCCTTTCCATTCCATAATTGGACTTTTAGATTTTTTAGATACATGCTTATACCATGGGTGCTCATAACCTCCATCAAAAATCCGTGGAGGGGTTGAAAATTGGTGATTCCGTAGTTTCATAATCAGTAAATCGTGAAGTTTCTAAGTTAAATTTTATCTTCCCTGCGAAACCTGTTTCGCCTGAATAACGATTTTTAATGATTCTAAGAGTCGCAATATCTCGTTCATCTGAGGATTGCTGATTTCTTTCGAGGGCAATGACTTGATCTGATAACTGAGCAATTCCCGCAGATCCTCTAAGCTGACTAAGGGACACTCTTCCACCCTCTTCGTGCGAAGTCCTATCATTTCCTGTTCTCCTTAAATGTGATACAAGGAACAATGCTATTCCTGTACGTTCGACTAGGCTTCGCAGTCTAGTCATAGTTTGATCTATAGTTCTACGCTCATCACCTTCTAATCCACTTAATAATATACTAAGATGGTCCAAGAAGATAACTTTTGTATCGAGACCCATTGCTAAATACTCACAACGATTATATATAATGTCAGGATCATAGGAACCGAATCCATCAAATAAGAATAAATTCCAGTTACCTAGAGTTTCATTATATATATTTTCGAGTGACTCTTTAGAATGTTCCCCGATGTGCAGTGCTTTACCTGCATGGGTACTCATTAATCCAAGCGCTGTTCTACGGTTAGATTCTTCAAGTGCCAAGTAGCCGACCCGAACCCCTTGCTGTAAAAGGTGAGTTGCAAGTTGCCTACAGAATGTGGATTTTCCTTGACCAGATCCTGAAGTAATCGTTGTAAGCTCCTGATATCTAATACCATGAAGTCGTTCTTGTAATCCTTTGAATGGATAGTCATGATCTGCAGGTGGTGTAGGTGTAGTGACTATTTCTAATAACGATTTACCATCTATTATTCCGTCGGGTCTATATGGTTTAGCGTCCCATATAGCTTTTCTAATCGCTTCCGCGTCGTTTTCTTGGAGTGCTTCTGATGCATCCTTGTAACCCTCAAGTCTAGCAATTTTAACTTTGCCTGGTGGGAGTACAATTGCAGCTTCTTCTGATGCTTTACGTCCTGCTTCATCTCCATCAAAGAAAAGTATAATTTCCTCATACCCTTGGAAAAGTGGTATTTGTTTTTGTATATCCTTCTTTGCAGATGCTGCTCCATGTGGTAAAGATACCATTGGCCAACCAGCCATAGCTTCATAGCAGCTCGCCGCATCTAATTCACCTTCAGTAACAACAATACGTTTACCAGTATTAGGAAACCTATGCTGCCCAAATAAAGTGTCAGTGGAAACTCCTTCATAGCGAAAGTCTTTAGATTTTGTTTTGGTTTTTATACCTTTTAATACACCTGATTCATCATGATATGGGAATTTAAGTTCATTACCATCAACATGAATCTGATAAAACTTGTTAGTCTTTTCAGATATATTACGTTTATGCAGCCGTTCGGCTGATCCAGTTAGGTACACTCTTCTTGCGTCCTTGTTATTGTGAATAACATCATTGTCGCCTGTCCTATTATGACAGACAAAGCAGTAAGTGTGCCCGTCAGTATACAAAGAGTTTGCATCTGACGAGCCACAATTTTCGCAGGGCATGTGCCTGACGAATTCTGATTCGGTCATTAGACCAACCATTCTATTGGAATATTTTGGTATGAACTCCATGGTATGTCATGACGATCACACCATTGAGCATACGTTGTTTTAGATTTTTTAGAGATCTTATTATATGGTGATTGAAACACCATCCGCAGATCTATATCTGGGTTTTGTTTCTTAACAGCGAGAACTTTTCTTCTGTCTGAGGCAGACCAGTATCCCTTTGCTTCAAGGTATGTGTAATTAGGGAGGACAAAATCAGGAGTGTAATTATGCTCAATTGTATAGCCAAGTTTCTCAGACTCATACTCGTAAGATACTCCCAAACCTTCCAATAATTTCGCAATGTCTTTCTCTAGTTGGGATCTAAAAGTCGTCATCTTCTACAGAGCAAGGTTCAGTAGTGACATTAGGATCAGATGTTTTAAAACCAGAAGTTTTACCGAATAATTCAGCTACTTCATTGGCATCTAAATCTCCAGTATCTACACCTGCCTCACCTTTTACTGATATAACCTGAACACCAACCAACTTAAGGCTGCTACCATAGGTAACCCCATCCCGTAGAAGGTAAGGTTTTTGATAGAAACCAAGCTTAACAGTAGATCCTCCATATAACGGTGTTTTTGTATCAGTTATTTGTACGCCTTCCGTATCTACCACAGGAGGTTTAGTCTCTTCATTCCAAGAGAATTTAATTTTATACTTACCATCGGAAACTTCTTCCCATGGCTCGGGACGTAACGTACTGCGCTTGGGGTTTTTCAATTTGGACTCTGCCCACTTGAGAACCTCAGCTCTTTCAGTTTCTAATTTATCGATAATTTCACTATCGACCACAGCAGAGAGTGAATAACCAAACTTACTAGGAGCTAGTACTGCTTGGAATCCCTCAAGGGTTACAGGTTTGTCAGTTTTGTGGATAGTTCTACTCACCAGTGAGTGCCTCCTCTAATGATTGAGGTGCATCTAGTGATTCAATTTCCTTAGCTAATTCCCCACGGTATAGATTTAATTGTTCTATCCGTTCATCTAGTTGATCGAGTTGTTTCTGTTTTTGTTCTAATTCAGCTTTCTTGAGCCTCTCTTCTGAGACAACAACAATAGTTGGTGGTGCAAAAAAGCTATTAAATAATGATGAATACATTTAACAAAAGAAATAAGTGGAATCAATCACGGACTTAGGTTCTAAGTCACCAATGATCGGTGGTTTCGTCTTCGCACCTATTGCATCAGCAAAGGTTTGAAGGTAATTATTCTCAGCAAATAGGTGCATGTATGTTTCCCTGACAATGACTGACAAGAGAGACATATCAGTAGCTCTACTTAATACTGAGTCATGTATCAATGCTATTGGTGCATCAAATCTTTGTACACTTAAATGTAATAGAGTAGCATCTAAACTATGAATCAGATTAGGAGCGGTAGCAGCTTTATGTCTAGCTTTATCTACTTGAGCACCTTCATCTGTAGCTACACTTAGACGACATCGACCCAGTAACTTAAGGTCTATGGTTTCTACCTTTCTTTTCATTAAGCGTTGATTAATTTCAAATCCAGATGGAGTAGTCCATCTTAGAGAAGTATCACCTCGTTTGATAGCATTAGATACCTCATCTTCAATCCATTTCATAACTGCCATTGGACCAGGAACTACTTCAGACATAGCATCCCTTACAGCTCTAACAGTTAGAGTAAGATCTTCCTTAGATACTTCAACACCTTTCTCAGCTAGTGCGTCCCTGATGTATGACCTATTGCTAAACGGTTTAGCGTTGTAAGGAATTGTCATCACAGTTCTTTTGACACACTTACGATCCCAGTGTTCATGCAGGATCTCAGGTATATTAGGTTTAGCAGCATCAGCTACAACCTTGTATGCGTCTTGTGGTCTATCAGAAGGCAACACATTGACGAGTTGTGCTGTACTACGGTCCCTCGCAAGTCCTGCGAGAATCTGGAGACCACTACATGTAGCGTCAGTTGCTACAGGTAATCTTGTTTGCTTCCTTGTCTTGGTAATAACACAATTGTAGTATTCCTCACAGCTAGCAAGGAACTGCCACGGCTCCTCAGCACCTTCCCAATCACTAATGTAGCGAATAGGATCAGTCGCGACCCGTGTTATTGTGAACAGGTTATCCTTAACCCATTGTTGTCTCTCATCCCAAGTACTTTTATCTAGACCCCAACATGTAGCTACACTAAATGCTAGCCATTTATGTGAATCATGTGTGACAGGAGCTGGATCAGCGAAGACCAAAAGTGATTTACCGAAATCAGTATCTTGTGGTGTGAGAAACGCGGGTATAGGATAAGACCTACCTCTATAGTCAAAAGACCAAGGTATATAAAACCTCTCACGATTCTTAAACCTCTTTACTGCTTCCATTGTCATGCGTGTTCTACATGACCTTCTAGTTTCTTGAGCTTGTCGGTTTAAAACCTCAGCTGTTTTTCTTCTATAATCCTTTCTTGCTTCCTTGTTCTCAGCTATATCTACTGGCTTAGGTGGTAGATCATAATGAATGATAGGGAGGAATTTACCAACACTAATTTCTTTCTCTTGTAAAGTCTCAGCGACTTCAACTATAAAGGGATTTAGTTTATATCCTACCTTCTGTATCTTATTCAAGAAGGCTAGTGGTGTTTCTCCCTGTATACGGTGGCGCTCGCCTCTCCTTACAAGGTCGTGACCTTCCATGACCTCATTGAGTAGATACCCACCTACAATTAGCTTATCATTCTTATCGTACTTCCAGTCATTAGGCTCAACTAACATAGGCCAAGATAGTGGGCTGAATAGTTCAGCTGTATCCATTACCTGATCCTTGATATCTAAGAACTCAGCTGTAGGTAGTACATATGTAGTAGTTTTACGTCCTTCTCGTATCTTTTCTTGAGTAAACCAACCACTAGATTTCATAATACAATCAAGTAGCCAGCCTCCCAACTTAACACGATTAGCTCTACCCCATGCAATCCATGGTTCAACTTCACATCGATTCATTAAGGTACGAATTACTACAATCTTTTGGTGAGTACCTATAGATTTATGCCAGTAGTTAGTCTTAAGTGTCTCAAGTAATGCAGGTGCCTTAGTCTCATAGTGTCTCATCTGACACTCATCTTCTATGGCATGCCCTATAGAATCGCATACATTGACTGCAAAGTTGCTACCTTCCTTAAAGCTAAAGACCTTATCGAAGGTGACCTTACAGGCGATTGCAGCAGCCGCTAAGGGCTCTAAATCCTTGAGG